AAACCGGTATCAAAAGATACTATTAATCAAGAACTTCAAAAAGATTATGATGAGAAAAAGAGTGCTTCAGTCATTTTACCTGATAAGCCAACCACAGAAGCGGTGGCAGCAGGTATTGAATCTAATGTATCACAGCCAACTAGCGAACTTCAAGAAGATGCATCTGGAATGTCAGAGAGTCCAGTTGTAGATGCTATTCAAGAAAATACAAAAAAGCTAGATGAAATATCTGACACATTCAAAGAAGCAAATGAATTATTCTCTGCAATAAAAGACACGATAGAAAAGATTGCTCAATCGCTTGAGAGTTCTGGTGGTTCAGATGGACCAGGCGGAGGTGGGATAGACATTGATCTACCTAGTCGCAGAAACCGCGGCGGAAATATTCCGAATGCGCCCGATGGAGATAAGAAGTCTAGATCAGAAAGAGCCAGAAGTCAACCCAGAGACGCCAAAGGTAGATTTGTCAGAAGAACACCCGCAGTTTCTCCTGGTAGAACACCCGGTCGCGGCAGAGGATTACTTGGTGCATTGGCGTTAGGTGCTGGTGCTATCGGTATGGGTTCGATGATTGCCGGTAACGATAATGATGGCAGCGAAAACTTATTAGCCGGAAATGATAATACGAATCTTGCTGCTAATACCGCAATGACCGCGGCCGAACTTGCACCTACACCAGGAGATACAAAGGCAGCGCAAAAAGGTGCCACTAAAGCTGGCGAAAAGGGTGCAGTTAAAGCTGGCGAAAAGGGTGCAGTTAAAGCTGGCGAAAAGGGTGCAGTTAAAGCTGGCGAAAAAGTTGCTTCTAAGGGTATGGCTAAAGTTGGAGCGAAGGCGGTTGGCAAATCTCTATTGAAGAAAATCCCAGGAGTTAGTCTAATAGCCGGTGGAGTGTTTGCTGCTCAAAGAGCTATGTCAGGCGACTTCGCCGGTGCAGGATTAGAATTGGCATCTGGAGCAGCCGGAACTATTCCTGGTGTTGGAACAGCAGCTTCTGTCGGCTTAGATGCTGCACTGGCTGCTAGAGATATGGGCGCCTTGGGTGGTACACCAGAAACACGTGCCGCAGAGGCCGCACAAAGTGGGCAAGCACCGGCGGCAACAGCACAACCAAAACAGGCCGCAGTTAAAGGCAAACCGGGTGGTGGAATATTTAGTAAAGCAGCCGGATTTGTAAAAAGAAATCCTCTAATGATGGCAGCAGGTGGACTTGGACTGGCGGCAGTTGGTGCAAAGACCGCGTATGATTATATGAGCGGCGGCGGAGAAGAAGCTAAAGTTCAGTCAGGCCAAAATCCTGATAGCGGCATCTTAGAAAAGGGGTCCGAACAAGCCAAAGACCAGATGAAAGTGAATGTTCCGCCTCCAACAATCATCAATCAAGGTGGCGGCGGAGGAGGCGCACCTCAAAGCTCTCCGGTACCAAATACTAAAACTTATGTTAGAGATGATGAGAGTAGTTGGATGAGATTTGCTCTAAAACGAGCAATGGCATAAAAAAGGGGCGCTTAGAGCGCCCCTTTCTCTTTTAGTCGTCCGCAAGACTTGCGAAGTAACTCATATTATCATCACTCTTTTCATCATTCCAAGGTGGAGTTTCTTCGGTTGCCTTAGCAGCCGTCTTCATCTTGGTTTCAACGAAGAGTTCATCCTCTGCATCAAGCGGATTTACTTTCTCTGCGGTAGGCACACGAGTACCACTGCCGAGAACAGTATTCAACTTGATCTTGAGTTCATCATAAGACTTGAAGTTTGAAGGATCAAGGAAAGCGGCAAGTGAATGCGTCTGCTTCCAGATTGCTTCTAGCTTATCCTCATTTTCATCAAGTGGCGTATTACCATCAAATTCTGACTTATCGTAGTTACGATAGCCTTCTACCTGACGAATACGGAGCTTGAAGTTGGCACCTTCCCAAAGATCAAACGGATTAACCGGCTTCTCATCTTCAAAGGTAGGCTGCATTACGTCCTTAATCTTGTCGAAAATCTTCTTACCATACTTATAGAGAAAGACTTTACCTTCGTTCTCAGGGTTCGATGGGTCCTTGACAACAAGAACGTTAGAGATATAAGACAAGCGGCGCTTCTGCTTACGAGCGATTTCCTTATTGGCTTCGATACCCGAATTCCAGAGTTCTGAATTGAGTTCGCCAAGAGGATCTGGCTTGTTAATAGTGGTCAACGAGTTTTCGATGTACCACTTTCCGGTCGGACCTTGAAAGCCGTGGTCATACACGCGAACCCAGGGAAGTTCTTCGCCTGGAGGAGCAGGAAGAAAACGAAGAACCGCCTGGCCATTGCCAGCCTTATCTACCGAAGGCTTCCAGAGGCGATCATCATCGCCGCGCTTTTCGTTTGTGGGATTTGCAATCTTTTCGACTTCTTTCATAAGTGAGTCGAAGTTGCCACGGTTCTTACGGAGTTCCGAGAGAGAATTAAAAGACATATTTGTATTCCTTACTTTGCGTTATATTGCGTTGTATTGCGTTAATATTTGCGTTGTGTATCATAATCATCATAGTCATCGAAATCTTCTTCTTGACTACCAGAGTATTTATACAGGTTTTTGCGGTGCTTACTGGATTTGTCCACACCTTTACGAACTTCTTTGACACGAGGTTCGTAATCGAAGTCTCTACGCTTAGAATGACTCATTTAACAGACCACTTGGCCTTTCTCCTTGATCCATAGTTGAGAGAATTTGTCTTTATCAAACTTGACAAAGACGCGGTACTTTGTTATCAAACGAGATACATCTTTCCATATAAAATCATTTGCTAACACAGTATTATTACTATACACGAAATTAAACAATTTGTCAAGAATAATTAGGGTTTCAAGACTAATTTTTTTACCAAGGTATAGTTTTAATGCTAAGGGATGTTGACCATCACTAATCAATGGATCAACATTTGCTTTTTCAGCCTCTAACATAAGTGTAGAAATATCTTGGGTGAACAGATATGTCAACTTCTCTTTTCTAGCCTTCCAGTCCCGATATACGTTATCACTTTCGGCATCAAATAAACCATTATGTCCATTGACAAAGTTAGCAACGAAATAATCTACCATCTCAGTAAAGGTAAATCGTTTGGCCAACTTGCGAAACAATAGAACATCCTTACGTTTAAGAAATGTTTCTCTCTTACACCTGACACCCGATTTCGTTTTTGTAATGTCGTAATCATCGGAAGTAAAATGAAGTTTGAGTGACATATAGACACGATAAACTTCAAAAGAGTCCATTAGAAGGGTAGCTTTCCATCCTTGCGCTTCAACATATTTAGTTCTTCTGCTTCCGCACGAATCTTTTCCTTGAGTGAAGTAGTTAGCAGAACCGATGCCGATTCGATTTCTATATCATTCTTTATACAATAATCAACTAGCAAATCCATACACGGTAGACCTGTAGTTGAGGCTTGCTTCTCAATGAATTGAGAAAACTCCGTAGAAGTTCTAAACTTTTTCGTAATCAGAAATTCGTTGCTGACTTCATCTACCACTTGAAAATCCTCGACCATAAAATTGTGTTCCACTCATTTCATTTTTATCAAAAAGATACCAACAAGAATTGTCCTTGCCAGTAAACTTACTATCTTCAATCCACTTTACTCTACCTATGGCCACAACCTTACTACAATATTGTAGATAGGGTATTGCTTGTTTAGTATGCATCCAATCAGCATCAAAGAGAAGCCACGTAGGACGAATACTAGCAAACCTATCAATCAATGGATGCAGTATCCATCTAGACCAAGGGGGATTAGTTATAATATACTCGGTATTTGCGGGAATGTCAACAGTTAATGCATCATATTTTTCAATAAAAGTGTCTTTGGGGTCAAGATCAGAAACCAAAGTAGCTACTGCATTACTGTCTGTTAAGGTGTCGATATGCCTACAGAGTCTACCGTCGCCAGCACAAGGCTCAGCGAAGGTAAACTCCGAGGGAAGAAAGGGTAAGAGAGGCTTTACTGCATCCAACGGAGTCGGATAGAAGTCGTTCTTACGATGTTCAAAGTTGCTTCTCTTACCCATTCATTATCCTGCATAAAATATATGATCACCAATTTTAGCTACTCTACGAAGATTCCAACCTGGATTTACATAGTCGGCATGGTAGAATAGAACATTTTTTCCTAATACGCCGTGATTTGCCCCTGCGAACAATACCTTCTCAGCCACTCTTTTGGCTTGTGCGTATTGTTGCGCACTGCGCACACTCTTCTTTCCTTCGCACACCCACGAGAACTGACACACACGTTTTGTTCTCTGGTATACAACGGAGCATACAGATTTAGGAAACTTGGGGCTATTTACCCTATTGATAGTAACGGCCGCTACGGCCAATTTGCCTTGTGTAGACTGGTTACCAGCCTCATAATAGATGTTGTCTGCGAGACACTTCAATTCTCTATTATTTGCCAGACGAATATT